ATTCGATCTGTAACCGTTCCTTGTTATTACGCGAACCACAACTGGCAACCGAAGTTACACGATGACGATTTATCCTGAACAATTTACCTACATTTTCCAAGAAGAAATCGGATGTACTCAGGTATTCATAGTCATCTGCAATGTCCATCTTGAATTTCTCCTGTACCGACATGTACGAACCATAATAATCTACGGCATGTACGAACTTGTGAGCATGTAGAATCTTACTCGATAAATAACAAAAGAATCCGTCCGTATATGACGCATTGTTGGTACTTACAAGTTTGTCGAAGCTCTCCCCTTCCTTACCAATCACAGGCAGAGTGCGAATGGCGTTATTGGTTACATCGTACCTCCCCAGCATGTATCGTACAGGGTCCAAGAGAGGCGAATGTTTAATGAAAATAGGGCGATTCACCAATTTATTGGTTGATGTATCCAATACAGTTGTCAGGTCTTGCATCTGGTATCGGGTATTCAACTGGATATTATGCTCGTTGATATCGAAAAACAGTTTGTAAATTGGCTGGTAATTCTGAAAGGATGTCGTTCGAAAAGGATTATAACCATGCTTATTGTCTTCCGGTGTCGGCGAATATTGATTCTCTAAATGATTGAGGTTTAGAGGTTTCGATACAGACGATTCAATAGTAAATGTAGATGGGAATGCTGACATTTTTTATACTGGTATTTCACAAATTATTTGCGAAATACGAACGTTTGGTATCGCCTTAAATTGTGTCGGAATAGTTTATAGATGACCTTAGAGCTAAAAAAGTTCAATATGAGAGACATCACGTTTCGCCCAGACGAGAATAAGGGGCCAGTCGTTGTTTTAATCGGTCGTCGTGATACCGGTAAGACATTCTTAGTTCGCGACCTTCTCTTTTATCATCAAGATATACCAATCGGCACTGTCATCTCCGGTACGGAAGCTGGAAACGGGTTTTACAAAGAGCACGTGCCTAAACTATTTATCCATGATGAATACAATACGGTGTTGATAGAGAACATCCTGCGTAGGCAGAAAGCTGTGATGAAACAGATGAAAAAGGAAATTGATACTTATAAGCGGACCACCATTGACCCGAGAGCATTCGTTATTATGGATGATTGTTTGTATGACCAAACATGGACTCGAGACAAGATGATGCGATTATTATTTATGAACGGACGTCACTGGAAGGTCATGTTAATCATAACTATGCAATACCCGCTGGGCATACCACCTAACCTGCGAACAAATATCGATTATGTTTTTATCCTTCGCGAGCCATACTTGACAAACCGGAAGCGCATTTGGGAGAATTATGCGAGTATGTTTCCCACATTAGAGTCCTTCTGTGCCGTCATGGACAATACGACGGAGAATTTCGAATGTTTAGTAATCAACAATAATGCGAAATCGAATAAATTGACGGACCAAATTTTCTGGTATAAGGCAGAGAATCACCCGAACTTTAAGCTGGGGTCAAAAGAATTCTGGGAAATCTCGAAGAACATGGGGTCAGATGACGAAGATGAGGCGTATGACCCATCCAAAAATAAAAAGGCTAATAAAGGGGCGAATATTAATGTGAAAAAGACCAATTGGTAAGTATTTATTAGAAAACAACTTATGATAAATAGAGGATGTAAATATAAAAACTGGGAATTTTCTGCTTTTGTTTTCAAAAGTAAAAGCATAGTCGATTCAAGTCATATAAAGACATACAATAACATAATATATTATAATGGATACATCGTTAAATATAATAGATCTTATAGAGAACAACCCGATAACAAGGTTATCCAATACATATAATGGCAAACTACTAAAAAAAATTCAAGAAGGTTTTACCGGTTTTGAACAACAATTGTTTGTGTCGAGCTTTTATTGTTATTTGAATTGCGATACGAAGAATGATTTTGTGATTGATTTGGATAATATTTGGAAATGGCTTGGTTTCAGTCAGAAAGCAAGAGCAAAAGAGTTACTGGATAAAAATTTTGAAATTGGTAAAGATTATAAAATTTTGCTTTCTTTTGAAAGCAAGCAAACAGATAATATTGTTTTAGAATGTTCTAAAGCAAAAAATGGACGAGGCGGTCACAACAAAGAGACGATTATGATAACTGTAAAAACATTCAAATCGTTATGTTTGAAAGCAGGTACAAAAAAGGCAGATGAAATTCACGAATATTATTTGAAGATGGAGGAGATGATTCATCAAGTCGTCCAAGAAGAAAGCGATGAACTAAAGATACAACTCGAACTAAAAGACAAACAGTCACAACACACTGCGAGAAAGGCAGCAGAGCAAGCGACTATCGCCCAATTCCCAAGGAACACCCAATGTGTCTATATAGGTACAACCGGCAATGTATCCAAGGGAGGTGAATCACTCATAAAATTTGGTCAGACAAACGATCTTCTACAACGGGTATATAACCACCGTGGCACGTTCGATAATTTCATACTAATCACCGCATTCCGAGTGCCTAATAGTACGGAAATTGAGAACCTCATCCGAAGTAACCAAAAAATCAAAAAACAAATTCGTGACGTAGAACTCGGAGGCAAAAACTACAAAGAGATGATAGCATATGATGAGGATGAGTTCACAGTAGATAGAATAATCAGACACATCAAGAGTATCATTGATTCAAAACAGTACAGTGTCGAGAATTTTAACGCACTAATGAAACACAACGACGAATTATCCAAACAAAATGAGGTATTGATGGAAGAAATAAAAGAATTGAGATTAACAAACCTAAAACAACATTTGGAAATCGAGAGATTGACCACTATCGTCGGTAACCAATCCATTGTTATTTCAGCTATTTCACAAGAAACCGTGTCACCGGCATCCGATAATACTCATCATAATAGATTTGACGAGTTTATCACAAACTCATGTATTGTAAGGCCAGATGTCGAAGAGTCATGTACAAATCTAGAAGGTCAGTTTCGTATCTATTGCCAGACGAAACCATCGAAGGAGATATTTCATGCATTTAAGGAATATCTAGACACAAAATTTAGACCACATAGATTAACGAAGCAAGATAAAAATGGCGTTATAATGGGATATATAGGAGTAAAACTGAATCCAATCGAGTATGTGAAAACAGCAGGTACTGAGGTTGAAGATTTTTTATTCCAAATGTGTCGTTTTTCACCGTCTGGAAAAGTCCTTAATTCAAAATTAGCAGATGAATACAAACGATGGAGGGTTAGGTTAGACAAACCTGCCAGAGAGGAAAGAGAGGAGATTCGAGAGATTAAGGCATACTTGAATGCATCACCCCATGCACTTAAATCGGTCGTATGGGTATCAGGCGAATCGAATGAGGGGTATTATGGCTTGTCATTACGAAGCGAAGACGAAACACAAACTAAAACACCGGCTTCGACAGGGAAGAAGGTAGAGAAACGAGATGCGACTACACATAGGATTTTAGACACATGGCAGACAATTACAAAGGCCGCAACAGATGAGAAAATCAGCGCGGCTAAACTTAGCCGAAGCATAAAAAACCGGGTCGTATTTGGCGATTATTATTACGTCACTATTTAGGGGAAATGTGCGTATGAAAATTTATCTTCGGATACTATATATTCGAAGATAATGGAGGCATTAACAGCAGTTAAAGAATCAGTTAAAAATATGATGCCGGAATTTAATGCGGAAGCTATCCGCACAAAAGATGATGAAGATGAACTCGCATTATTGCTGGCCAATCCGGAACCATCCGAACTTGATAAGGGAAGGATTACTGAGTTAAACGCAAAACAACCTTACGTCCCTCCCCCCCTTCCCCCCTCTTCAGATGTCCCTGTACCTGGTGGCAGGCGTCGCCGTCGCCGTAGTCAGAAGCAATATGGAGGGTCGAAGCGCCGTAGTCGCAGTGGTTCTAGACGCAGACGCTACAGGAAGAGTCGCAAGGGTGGGCGCAAGTAAGTAAGGGAACCTACGGTTCCCTTAGACCCTCCCTTGTTCTCAGTGTAATATCCCTGTTCTCGAATCCCTTGTTCTCAGTGTAATTATACCTGTTCTCGATATCCCTTGTTCTCGCAAATTATTGTTATCAACTATGATAACAATAACCTATGGCAATATCGGTTTTGCCTTGAGTTTATTCCGAATGATATAAGTTGACGACGAAGATAATAATACCATTTCTATCGAACTGCGCACCGTAATCGGCGTATCACCGATTTGTACGCTATAATACACCCACATACTCGATGAAACCAGACTTATCATACAGATTGCCAGTGAAAAACTATTCACACTTTTATTCCGGTATATCAAATACATGAATATCATCCTTGATATAACGGACAATGAAGTTGCCGTATATGGTATGATCTGTAAGTCGACCATGGTTTATCTATGTATACCGAATTACTCTAAGTGCGTTTCGACTCCCTCAACAATTCATTTCGCACATTCACGCTCGCCGTATCCGCCACCTCACGCTCCTCGAAATTGACCGTCTCCTTCACCCCAATCA